GCGACACCTCGCCCCCCATTTTGTCGATCTGGTCGGGGTTGCCCGCCCCGGAGTGCTGTTTGGCGAACAGGTCGCCAGCGCGGAAGTCTTCGGAAAGGCTCCAAAGCGTTCTAGAGGAAACGTTGTCCCACCGCCTGACTGGGCTTGGATCGACGATTTATCAGATCGCCTGGAAGCCGCACGTTACACCGTTGGGGCGAGCGATTTCCCGTCAGCGGGCGTCGGGGCACCGCACATCCGTCAACGGACGTATATCGGAGCAGTATCCGAAGAGTGGCTGGTCAACCGCATCGGCTCGGGACTGGAAGGATTCGGCCGGGATGACGGTCGAGGCTGTGAACCCGGATGGCTCAGAGAGGATACGCCTGGATCAGCTTCCGAGACAGGCACAGTTGGCGAAAGACAGCCCGGCCCGACTAACGGCTTCTGGGGAAATGCTGACTGGCTCCTCTGTCGGGACGAGAACTGGCGGGCTGTTGAACCCCGAACATTCCCGCTGGCTGATGGGTTTCCCGCCAGAGTGGGGCTGCTGCGGGGTTACGGCAACGCTATTAATCCGCGACAAGCGAAAGTCTTCATCAAAGCGTTCTTCGAAGCCGTTGAAATCTTCATCCGCGGCGAACCTAAACAGGTCGCTGATCTTAGCCTTGATGGGTTGATTGTTTGATGACCACTGACCTGAGCGATCTCTTCGAAGACGAAGAACCGAAGAAGCCCAAGAAGAAGGTCGGCCGTCCGACGCGCGAAGAGGCATTGGCGAAGGCTCAAGCATTGGAAGAGCCGCTGCCGCACTATAGCGTCTTCCGTCAGCCGGTGGGCGTGACCTACCTTGCGAAGGTCGTTGGTCGACAGCCGCGCCAGATCGAGAAGCGCCTTGAGAAGTGCCCCGCTGCCGAGTGGGTGGGGCATCAGGGCAAGCAAGTCCCGATGTATGACTTCCTGACCGCGATGGCATATCTGATCCCGCCGCGGGGCAACATCGAAGACTGGTTCGCCCAGCAGAACGCTGCCTCGCTGCCGCCCTATGTGAATAAGATGTGGTGGGACTCCGCGAACCAGCGGAACCGGGTGATGTTGTCGTCGAATGATCTCTGGCACACCGATGACGTAATGATCGTCTTCGGCCGGGTGGCTATGATGATCCGGCAAGAGGTCAAGATGTGGGTGGAAGACCTTCCCGAGAAGGAACTGCTCACCGATGCCCAATACACCGCTCTGGTGGACGCAGGAAACCGCCTCGTCGATTCGATCCGTGAGACCCTGACCAAGTTGCCCAGCGAGACCTTCTCGATGTCGGCGCACATCAATCAGGAACTTGAATCTTCTAGCCGTCAGATCAACGACAGCGACCGGCCGGAATTTGACGATGAGAGTGAAGATTGACTTCGAAGAATATCCGCCCAGCGACAATCGCTGAACTGATGGACCGGGCGCGTTTCAAGGCGCTCGAAGAGATTGTCAACGCAGCCTTCTCTGAAATGCGCCCAGCCGACCGGTTGAGCGTGACCGATGCTGCTGAGAAATACACGAAGCTTGGTTCTGGCGGCGGTCACAGCAAGCCCTGGTCGCTGGATCGAACCCCATATCTGAAAGACCCACAGGACGTTCTAACCTCGCTCGATTTTCAGGGGATGGTCTTCGTCGGCCCGGCCCGAACCGGTAAGACAATGATGGGTCTGAACGCGATCTCACATACGGTGAAGACTGATCCGCGGGACATGCTCTATGTCCATATGGACCGAGAGAACGCGCGGAAATGGTCGAACGGTGACCTCAAGCGATATCTGGAATCTTCGACCGCGATCCGCAGCGAGCAACTGACATCGCGTCAGTACGACAACACTTTCGACAAAACCTTCAAGAGCGGGATGCGATTCCTGCTGACCTACCCTACTGCTTCCAACCTGTCTGGTATCACGGTGCCCTTCGTCGGCTTCATCGACTACGACCGGATGGACGATGATGTCGATGGGGAAGGCAACCCGTTCGACCTTGGTTCTATGCGGACGACGACATTCAAGCGCTTCGCTATGACCTTTGCTGAGTCGTCCCCGAACCCGAACAAGGAAATCCAAGACCCCCGCTGGATACCTGAAACGCCACACGCTGCCCCGCCGATCCGAGGCATCTTCGAACTCTATAACCGTGGAGATCGCCGCCGCTGGATGTGGTGCTGCCCGTCCTGTGCTGAATGGTTCGAGCCAGATTTCAAGCTGCTGAACTGGGGTGCAACTTCCGATCCCATGGAAGCCCGAGAGTCTACGGTCCTGATCTGTCCGCATAACGGATGTGTTGTCGAACCCCGCCAGAAGGATGTGATGAACCGCACCGGCAAGTGGATTCGGGAAGGTGAAATGATCCAACCTGGGATAGAAGGTGTGATCGTCGTAAGGCCCGGTATGAAGGTCACTCGATCCTCGATCGCAACCTTCTGGCTCAAGGGACCGGCTGCGGCCTATCAGGACTGGGGTCAACTGGTCGAGAAATACCTTCGGGCCGAGAAGGCGCTCGAAGAGACCGGTGACGATGGTCCGCTGCGCAAGACGGTCACCACCGACCAAGGCACCTTCTACATACCGAAAACACGCCTGTCTGAAATGTCCCCGGAGGTCCTCAAGAACAAGGCTGAGGACTGGGGGTCTACCGAAGACAATCCGACCGTGCCCGCTGGTGTCCGGTTCCTGATCGGCACCGCTGACGTTCAGAAGAACGCCTTCGTCTGCCAGGTGAACGGCTTCACCGAGACCGGAGATATGGTGGTGATCGACGGGTTCAAGATTCGCTTATCGAACCGGAAGAACAAATCGGAAGAGCGCCTGCCGATCGACCCGGCCGCGTTCGCCGAGGATTGGGACACGCTTGAAACCGAGTTGATGAACAAGTCCTATGAACTCGCTGACGGCTCTGGTCGACGGATGCGGATCAGAGCATCAGCTTGCGACTCCGGTGGTGCTGAGGGCGTGACAGGCCACGCATATAACTTCTGGCGCAAGCTGAAAGGCAAGCAGGACGGATCACACCGCCGCTTCATGCTGGTGAAGGGTGACACGACCAAGGGTGCCCCGCGCGCCCGAACCACTTGGCCGGATGCCTCGAAGAAGGACAAGCTTGCCGTGGCCCGCGGTGACGTGCCCGTGGTGATCTTCCAGTCGAACTCGCTCAAGGATTTGGTCTACCTGCTGATGGCTCGCCGAGCCTCTGATGAAACTCAGGTACAGGAAGGTGGGATGCTTCGGTATCCGGACTGGATGGAGAACTGGTTCTATGTCCAGTTGACCTCGGAACTGCGGACAGCGAAGGGGTGGGAGAACACCAGGAAGCGGCGCAACGAAGCATTCGACCTTTCCTACTACGCCCAGGGCATTGCCCTACGGCCGGTTGAAGCTGGCGTTCCCTACATTCACTTCGGATATGACCGGATGGACTTCAATGACGCTCCGATCTGGGCCGCTGATTGGGACATCAACGAGTTCGTATTCAACCCGAAAACGGATGATGTTGACGCCGTAAAGAAGCCTAAGCGTAAGTCATTGGCTGAACTCGGTAAGGAATTGGGATGATGCACTTTTATAGTGCCTGTCACTTTTCTAGCTTGCAATAAGCACGTTGAACGTGTATCTATTGGCCCATCAACACCATCGGATGATAGATGCCGTCGCTAACCGCTCCTGAAATTGCTGTGATCCGCCAGCGCCTTACTGAGGCGAAGGCTGCACTTCACAATCTTCAAATCGGACAAAGCGCGGTTGAAATCCGTGATTCGAACGGTGATGCTGTCCGCTATACCCCGGCAAATGCTTCTCGTCTGAAAGCGTATATCGCTGAACTTGAAGCCCAACTTCTCAATGACGCCGCAGCATCGCGCCGCGTTCGTCGTCCCATGGTGCCGACATGGGGATGATTGATACCGATCTAACCGACTTGCTTGATGCCACGGGTGTCTCCGGACGTGCGTCAGGTGAGACCCCCTCGGGTGCTGTGGCGGCGGCATCCGGGGGCGTGTCCTATGATGCTGCATCCGTTGTAGATCAACTGGCAACCTGGGTCACTCCGATCCGTTCAGCCGACGCAGAAATCCTGCCTGAAAAGTCCCGCCTTGACGCCCGTTCCCGCGACACGCTTCGGAACGATGCTTACGTCAAGGGTGGTTCGACTCTTCACAAAGACAATATCGTCGGCTCTCAGTACATCCTGAACGCCCGCCCGATGAGTAAAATTCTTTTCGGCAAGGAAGACCTCACCTGGGAGACTGAGTTTCAGGAAGAGGTTGAGACCCTGTTCACCCTCTGGGCAGAGTCGCCTATGAACTGGGCCGATGCTCAGCGGGTGAACACGCTCACTGATCTGGTGCGACTGGCTGTTGGAACCCACACCGCAACTGGTGAAGTTCTCGGGACATCCGAGTGGATGCCGAACGATGGTCGTCCCTTCCGGACTGCTATGATGATGATCGACACTGATCGTCTGTCGACCCCTCAAGACCTGCTCGGCATTAGTCTGTTCAAGGACAAGATCAGGAACGGTGTTGAGCGCGATCGTCGTGGGGCACCGATTGCCTATCACATCCGCAACACCCACCCGAACGAAGGTCAGTTCGCGGCTCTAGATTTTACGCGCCAGTCCTGGAAGCGCATCCCGACGCGGAAGCCTTGGGGCCGTCAGCTTGTCTTGCACATCTTCGAGCAGGAGCGTCCTGATCAGTCCCGTGGTATCGCGGCAATGGTTTCCGCTCTGAGCGAAATGCGGATGACGAAGCACTTCCGCAAGACGGAACTGCAACGTGCTGTCATCGCAGCAACCTACGCTGCTTCGATCGAGTCAGACCTTCCGGCCGACGCCCAACTAGCAATGGGTGCGGTCGATAACGATGCTGACGGCAACGCCACAACCAACTGGATCGCGGATTACCTTAGCAAGGTCTCTGAATTCCATGGCGATGGTAATCGGATCAACCTGGATGGGGTTCAGATTCCGATCTTTGTGCCGGGAACCCATCTGAAAATCCAGAACCCTGGTGCGCAATCACCCCAGGGTGACAAATTCGAGGCATCGCTGCTTCGACACATCGCGGCTGCGCTCAACGTGTCGTATGAGGAACTGTCGCGCGACTTCACCAGCACGAACTATTCCTCGGCCCGCGCCGCAATGACGCTCACCTGGAAGGCGATGCAGTCGCGCAAGCGCAAGGTCGCTGACACCACTGCGTCCTTCATCTATCGGAACTGGTTGGAAGAGTGCGTCAATTACAACCTGTTGACGACGCTCAAGCGTTCGAACGTCCCGGCTTTCTATGAAGGCATGAATGCAGACGCATATGCGAACTGCGAATGGATCGGCGCTGGCCGTGGGCAGATCGACCCGGTGAAAGAGACGCAAGCTGCGATCCTCAAGATCAAAGCTGGGCTTTCGACTCGGGAAACCGAGATCGCCCAGATGTCCGGTGGCGATTGGCGTCGTGTGGCTCGTCAGATTTCCCGTGAAAAGGAACTCGATGAGAAGCTGAAAATCCCGTCGATCTACGAGTCCACGGACACAACCGACACCGAGAATTCGTTGAGTGGAAGCCCTCGCGAAGCCAAAAAGGACAACACTGATGAGTGATATCAACCCGATCATGGCCCGGTTCGACGGTCAACCGGCCCTGATGAACGCGGACAACATCACGTCAGTCTGGTTCCAAGCCTGCTGCCAGGAAGTCGCTGCTGCGGCCGAAAAGATCGCGCAAGTCGAACAGGCTGCTGACAATTTCTGGTTCTCGTCGGATGACTGGCGTTCGGCGTATCGCCCGTATCAGGTTCAGAAGGGTCTTCTCACGATCCCGGTGAAAGGCCTGCTGCTGAACAATTTCTCGATCTCCTACGGATCGTATGCCACTGGCTACGAGTACATCTGGAAGGCCGTGCAACGTGGCATGAACGATCCCGAAGTGAAGGGTATCGTCTTCGACGTGGACAGCGGTGGCGGCATGGTAGCTGGCAACTTTGACTTGGTTGACCGCATCTATGCTCTTCGTGGCAAGAAACCGATGCGAGCCTTCACCGAGGGCGGTGCATACTCTGCTGCCTACAGCATTGCCTCGGTTGCGGACAAGATCGTCATGGGCCGCAGCGCTGGGGTCGGCTCGATCGGTGTGGTCCTGACCCACTTCGAACAATCGAAGATGCTGGCCGATCGCGGGATCACGGTCAACATCATTCGATCCAAACCTCGCAAATACGAGGGGAACGCACTTGAACCGCTGACCGACGCGGCTCGTGCAACGATGCAAGATCACGTCAACGCATCACATCAGGAATTCGTCGCCATTGTGGCACGAAACCGGAACATGAAAGAGACCAAGGTCGATGCGACCAACGCTCTCTGCTTCATGTCCGAAGAGGCGATCGAAAAGGGACTGGCCGACGAAAAAGGCACCCTGGAAGACGCATTCACGGCCTTCGCGGCCTTTGTCAACTCTGAACAGGAGATCGAACCCATGGCCGATTCAAACCAGGCCGGTATCACCCAAGAAGCACACGATGCGGCTGTTGCGGCTGCTCGGGTGGAAGGAAATGCGGCCGGTGCATCGGCCGAACGGACTCGCGTGAAAGCGATTCTGGAAAGCGCGGAAGCGGCGGATCGCCCGATCGCTGCGCAAATGTTCGCCTTCGACATGGCCCTCAGCGCTGAGGACTCCGTGGCGAAACTCGCCAAGCTGCCTGTTGAAACCAAGCAGGAAGCAACCGCTCCCGTGCAAGGCGCTGGTACTGGCGCTGCGGCCTTCACGCAGGCGATGGAAGGCACCCCGAACCCCGACCTCGCTGCTGATGGTGGCGAAGACGAACCCCTGACCGGCAGCGCGAAGATTCTCAAGCTTGCCGCCGCCGTTGGCATCAAAGGCTTCGGCAACAAGTAACCCCATCACAGGAGCAAAACGATGGCGACGATTCCTACCTCTTACAAGAATGCCGGTCTCCGTGGGATGCCCGCATTCGAAACGCTGGACAGCTACATCGACTCGAACTTGGTCGCTGGCGCTGAACCGGCTATCCAGCAGCCGGTTCGTATCCTGCTCGGCGACAGCTTGACGCTCGAACAGTTTACCGTGGTCGGTCTGTCGGCTGGGAAACTGGTCAAGGCCACCTACAACGCGACCGTTGCTTCGGCGATCAAGCCGATCGGTGTCCTGATGCAGAAGGCTGTTTCCCTCTCCTCGAACACCACGATCTTCGGTGAAGTCTCGCTGACCGGCTGCTTCAATGCCGGTTCCAATGACGCTGGCCTCGACAGCCCGCTCGTTTGGGACTCCAGCTACGATACGCTGGCGAAGAAGACCACCTGGGAAGGTGTCACCAATCTGCAAGGTGGCAACCTGATCTTCCGCAAGCGCCTCTCGTAACCCTCACCCAGCCATAAGGAACAATTGAAAATGGCAACTTCCAATCCCTATGAACTCTGGGAAATTGGCACCATCCTCGGCGTCTTCCGCGATGTGAAGCCAGAGACCTGGTACTTCGGCCAGTATTTCACGAACCAGATGCGCTCGACTGACGAGTGGATCGACTTCGAGAAGCTGCCGATCCGCAGCCGCAAGCTGGCACCGTTCGTCAAGCCGATGGGCCGTGGCACGGGCGTCTTCACCGACAAGGTGAATGGCTACCGCTTCAAACCGGCGAACGTTGTGGTCGAAGATTCGGTCGATCCGCTGCGTCCGCTGACCTTCCAGCCGGGTATCGACGCTTCGATGCTCCATCCGACTCGTCTGTCGCCGATGGAACGACTGGCGCTGATCAAGGCGGAAATGATCCGCGAATTCCAACTCTCGGTTGAACGCCGCTGGGAATGGATGCGCGCTCGTGCGATCATCGACGGCAAGGTCACCTGTGCCTACCTGGACGGCTCGTCGGTCGAAGTCGACTTCCTTCGTGCCGCTGGTCACACCGAAGTTCTCGGTTCCGGCGATCGTTGGGGTGAGACTGATGTGTCGATCTTGGACCACATCACCCTGATCATGGACACCTGCAACGACGCTGAGTTCGGCGGCATGATCAGCCGTATCACCATGGGCGGTGCTGTCGCCAAGGTGCTGCGTGATGACGTTCAGATCATGAAGCATCTGGACGTGAACATCGCTGGTGGTGTTCACACGGTCGACCGTGGTCTTCTGCCTGGCGGCTCGGCCGGTGGTCAGAAAATCTACAAGTTCGGCGAGATCGCTGTCGGCGGCAACTCGGGCCACCGCATCGAACTGTGGGTCAACAACGAGACCTATCAGGACGCTTCGGGCACCCAGACCCGCTATCTGGCTGCGAACCAGATCGTCGCGACGGCTGATGCTGCGTCGATCAATGGCTACGAGTGCTTCGGCATGATCGTGGACAAGGATGCCGAGTATCAAGCGCTGCCGATGTTCCCGAAGAACTTCGAGACCGGCTCGCGCGTCAAGGTCGAGAACCTGTCGATCGAGTCGGCCCCGCTGTTCGTCCCGATCAACCCGAACGCAACCTACAAGGCGACCGTTCTGGCCTAACCACACCCCTTGGCCCCGCCGCATTCGAGCGGGGCCATTTCACCTCTAACATGAAAGAAACATCCGATGAGCGATAAGTCCGTCTATGTCGCGACTGGAAGTCTCACCAGCAACCGCGTCAAACACGCACCTGGTTCGATCCTCTCGCTTTCTGTGGAAGAAGCCGCTGTCTTCGCCGAAGTCATCCGCCCCGCTGATGAACATGAAAATGCGATCTTCGAAGCGACCCAGGTTGAACCCGCAACCGTCGCGCCGGTAACCACCACGGCCAAGGTTGCTGAACCTGCGAAGAAGGCTGAGCCTGCCAAAGCCCCAGCCACTGCGACTGCTGGGAAGAAAGCTGCCAAGGCCGCTGAGGAAGCCGCTGCCGCCGAAGCCGCCAAGGCCGCTGAGGAAGCTGCTGCCGCCGAAGCCGCCAAGGCCGCTGAGGAAGCTGCTGCCGCCGAAGCTGCCAAGGCCGCTGGCAACAGCGAGACCCTGGTCTGATCGCATGACCTCGGTGAAGACCCACCACATCATCGTTTCGCCGGATACCGTGTATCCGGCGAACACAGTTGTCCGTGACATGCCTCAAACCCTGATCGACGAAATGTTGCCGCTCAAAGCGCTGAGCGTGATCGAGGAAAAGGCACCACTGCCGGTGGTCAAGCGGCGTAGGACTCGATTCAAACACAATGGGTAAGTGGCGCGACCTGATCGCTCAAGGACTCGGGACTGTTCACAAGCAGTTCGAGATTGATGCTGTCTATCTATCACACGCAGGGGGCGAACCTGTTCCTGTGAAAGTAAGGCTCCATCAGAAGGCCGATCAAACCAGCGGCTATTCAGAATTTGACTTCGGTATGGGCGCGAAGGTGACCACTCTGGTCGACTCGATCGTATTCGAAGCGTCGGCCGTGAACGGGAAGGTTCTGAACGATGCTCACGTCATCTTCGGTGAGAGTGAAGCATACATCACCGGAGCCGCGTATCCCGTGCGCCGAGGTTTCATTCGCGTCGAAGTAAGCCCTATGAGCAAGTCTGACCTTACGAGACTGCTTAGCGTCGTCGATACATCAACGTCCGAGTGGGCAGAAATCTTTCCGCCAGCACCATGAGCGCAAGTGTTGCTCTTGAACTTGATGTCAACGGGATCACTGGGAACCAGTGGAATCCGAACATCGAACTCGCCCTGATCCGCGCGATCAATAAGACCGCAGATCGCGCGAGAACAATTGCTGCCCGGAACATTTTAGAACAGGTAGCCTTCCCTACATCATACCTGGCACCGTCTGCCAAACGTCTCTTCGTAAAGACGAAGGCGAACAAGTCTAATCCGTTCGAAGCTATCATTTCTGGTCGAGATCGCCCGACATCGCTTGCTCGGTTTACCAAGCAGAAGCCAATCTCAGGTGGTGGGCCAAAGGGCGGACAGATCGGAGTCACAGTCAGTCCCGGTCGTACTCATTACATCAAACGAGCCTTCTTGATCACACTGAACAACGGCAATGTCGGATTGGCTGTTAGAACCACTGGTGGCCCCCCGAACAACGCCTACAAGCCTAAGTCGCTCGGGAACAATGCGTGGCTACTTTACGGTCCAAGCGTGGATCAGGTGCTTTCAGCCGCGTCAGATTCCGGTGGCGTCTATCAGGAAATCAGCCCCGAAACCCTGGAATTCTTGAACGATGAATTCCTCAGACAACTGGACCTCTTAAATGCCGTCTGATCCATTCCGCCTCAAGGTGATGAAAGCTATATCCGCGCAGTTGAAAACGGTAACGCCGCTGAATGGTTTCATGTTTGACCTGAGCGATTATACCGATGAGGCTGGGCGAACCAAGGAACGAGTCTTCCGGGGTCGTGTGACCTTCGGTGAGAACGATCCGGTTCCGATGGTGGTTGTGCTTGAAGACCCCCGTGCAATCGACTCCAACAATGCCAAGGATGAAACACCGGCATCCATCAACAAGCTTCGACTGCTTGTGCAAGGCTTCGTTCAGGATGATAAAGAACATCCCCTCGATCCGGCCTATAATTTTTCGGCCGATGTAATCTCTGCTCTCGTCAAGGCAAAGGCTGATCGGTTCAATATCCTTGGCATGGACGGCAAGATTACCGCGCTTTCATTTGGACAGCCAATTCATCGCCCAGGTGGCGATGAGGTGTCATCAAATGCGTATTTCATTGTCGGAGTCACCCTGACAATGGTTGAGAACCTTGAGTGTCCACGGGGGGAATGAAAGGCGCTCGACAGGTATAAAGTTCCCCCTTCCATCAACCGCACTTTCACGTTATAAGTGCAAAGCAACTCAGGAGTGCATACATGGACTTTCAATCCCGAAACCTCACGGTCCCGCGTGGCAAGGTGCTTTTCGCACGTTACCTGACTGGGACGCAGACCCCCGGCCCCTTCAAGGAACTGGGCAACACCCCCGAATTCACGCTGAGCCGCGAAGTCTCAAAGCTGTCGCACTACAGTTCTCAGGCTGGCATGAAAGTGCTTGACGAAGAACTGACGACCGATTCGAAGCTGACCGGTACGCTGATGACCGATGACATGCGCGCGACCAACGTGGCGCTGTGGATGATGGGCACGGTCACAACGCTGTCTCAGTCTTCGCTGACTGCTCAGGTGACCAATATCTCCGTCGACGCGGGTGATGTGATCCAACTCGGTCGCACGTCTGGCAACCCGGCTGGCGCTCGCAAGGTCACCGTTGCTTCGGTCACCTCGGACCCGACTGGCACCACCTACGTCGCGAACACCGACTACATCGTCCACTCGGACCTCGGTCTGGTCGAGATCGTCGCTGGTGGCGCTATCGGAGACGGCGATGACATCATCATCAACTGGTCGGCCGCTGCCGCGACGAGCCAGCAAATCTCGGTCAGCGACACCGACGCCGAGGGTGAAATGAAGTTCATCAGCTACAACGCCCAAGGCGCTCAGGCTGACATCACCCTGCCTCGGGTGAAGATTTCGCCGAACGGCGATATGTCGATGCTCAGCGATCCGGAGAACCCGGCCTGGCAGACGATCACCCTTTCGATCTCGGCCTTGCAGAAGGACAGCCTTGCGCTTGCCTACCGCAACGGTCGGCCCGTGTAAGGATCAGACAGGATGGATACCCCGGAGACATTCGAAATCCCGTCTGAGCCGTTCACGTTCCAAGGTAAGACCGTTCAGTTGCGCGGTCTTACCTTGGCGCACATCATCTTCGTGGTTCGTGAGAACCGTGAAGCGATCGAACGTCTGTTCGAAAAAGCGATCACCGGCCAGTTGCAGGCCGATGCTATGTCGGTTGCACTTGAATTGGGTTCTGACTTCGCACCTGTCGCGGGCCGCGTAATTGCCTGCGGCATGGGCAAGCCTGAACTCTGCACCAACACGGCGAGCCTGCCAGCGTCAGCCCAGATTGAAGCCCTTGAGATCGTCATCCGTTTGACGTTGATCCAGGAAGGTGGGCTGGAAAAGCTTATGGAGATCGTCACTCGGACGCTGATCAAGGCCAATCAAACGATGGCCCCAAAAGTCTGAACCAGTGGCTTTACGGTGTCCGTGAGCAAGTAAGTCTTCTTCTCGCAAACGGGCACCGCTACGCAAAATCCTACACGCTTGGGATGGTCGAATTAGAAGCTGATATCGTGATCCAAAGGCTCCAACGCCACCTGGTAGCAGATGCAGTTCTTAATCGGCTGGCGATCTCTTCAATTCCGAACCAAAGCGTCAAAACTGAATCGACCAAAAGCGCCGCCATGCGTTTCGACGAGATAATCAAAAGGACGATGTAATGGCGGTTAATGAACGGGTTGTAAACCTTGCAGTCCGCGCCAAGGATGAGTTCTCGAAGGTCTTCAAGCAGCTTGAGAAAGCCGGTCGCAGAACTCAACTTGTATTCGTCCGTGATACTCGGAAGGCTCTGAGCGAGACCGGCGCTGAAATCCAGAAGGTCTCGCGCGATCTCCGCGCTCTGTCTGCCGCCGAGGGTGACAACCGGCAGGCTGTGGCGTCTCTTGTCATTGCCAAGGGAAAGCTGATCGAGCGGGCGTCCGTTCTGAGTGGGAAACTGAATCGCGTTCTAGAAAGCGTAAGATCGTCATCGACGGCAGCGAAGGGTGGCTTCTCTTCGTTCTCTAAACTCGCCGATGGGATGGATGTCAGCAAGGCAAAAGCTGAACGTCTGCGTCGTGAGATCAAAGCACTGAATGCTGACATCGGGAAGTCGGCACGACAACAAGCGTCCTTGGTTATATCGAACCCGTTCGCAGCGTCCGACGCTGGCCGGGACGCATCCAATGGCATTCAAGCTGCTAAGCAGAAGAAGGCTGAACTGCGGGCGCTGATGCTCGCTGAACGCGAAGCCGCTGGGGTGGTCCAGATCGGCATCCGCGGATGGATGCAATACTCTGACACCCTGGTCGGCACGAACGCTGCGCTGCGGGCGACAGAAGCGGCAACAGGGGCCGTTGTACCCGAATTGAAACAGAAGGCCGTGGCTTCGCGTGATGCGGCCAAGGCTGAACGGGAACACGCGACCGCTATTGAAGCGACGAACAAAGCCGAGCGCCGGATGATGGCGGCACCGTCGCGTCGTTCTGCTCGGGAGACGAACAAGGGCAAGAAGGGTGACGCACAGGACGTAGAGGTCTTCGGGCTGAAACCCTGGCAGCTTACGAACCTCGGATATCAGGTCAATGACGTGGTGTCTGGTCTCGCTATGGGACAGGCACCGCTGCAAATCCTTGCACAGCAGGCCGGTCAGTTCGTTCAAATCTGGCCGGGCGTCATGGTCGGAATCGCACGGTCGATCCCGTTGTTCGCTGGTCTCGGGCTGGCGCTTGCCCCGGTCATCGCTGCTTTTGCCAGAGTGAATGAAGAAGCCTCTACGATGAGGCAGTTCACTGCTGAACTCACCCTGTCGGCAGACGGTGGGCGCTATGCTGCCCAGGAATTGACCAAGACCGCACTTGCGATGAAGTCGCTCGGCGTCTCGACTGATGACGCGATGGGTATCGTTCGGGCCTTCATGAAAGAAGGCTTCGACACGAAACAGATGTCAGAAATGACTCTGATGGCGAAGCAGTTGGCAGATGTAACCGGGATGGAGATTCCCGACGCTGCCGCCAAGATCGCGAAGGCATTCAGTGGCAACGCAGAGTCCGTCAGAGAACTCGACAAGGAACTGAACTTCCTGACCGCTTCACAGCTTGAACAGATTCGAGCAATGGATGAGGCGGGTGACAAGGCCGGGGCTTTGGCCCTGGCTCAGGATATTCTTCAAC